CGAACTCGGAAGAACCCGTATAAAGACAAAGCTTCCGAAAAAGATAAAGATAAGAAACCCAAGCGACCGATAAAGAAGATGAGTCGTAGGGACGTAAAGAATAAACTATCTAACCCAGAAGATAACTGGGAAGAATTAATGGATGACTAAAGGAGAACTTATGTCACACGAGATGTACGAGAATGATCATGCTATCTATGTAGGTAAGCCTGCTTGGCATGGTCTCGGTACTGTAGTTGAAGATGCTCCCACTACTTCGGAAGCATTGAAGCTTGCAAAGATGGACTTCGAGGTCAAGAAGTCTGAGCCTATCGACGCATGGGCTGGACCCGGATACATGCGAACTTCCCCTAGCAAGTACCGTGCAACCATTCGCACTGATACCAATGAGATTCTTGGTATGGTGAATGAAACCTACAAGGTTGTACAAAACGAAGAGTTGTTTAAGATTGCAGACTCTCTTGGCGAAGGCGCAGTAGTTGAAACCGCTGGCACTCTCAAGAACGGTGCTCAATCTTATGTTCTTATGAAGCTAGAAGACTGGACTGTGAACGGCAACGATGAGATGAAGTCATACATGGCTATCATGAACTCTCACGACGGCACGCTGTCACTGTCCAGTCTACCTACTGACATTCGTATTGTGTGTGCCAACACTCTTGACTGGGCTATCACTGAAGGTGCTAAGCGTATGCTTAAGATCCGACACAGTGGAGACCTTGACTCCAAGATCATTGGCATGAAGGATGCACTTAAGGAATGGAAGACTAACAAGGTTACATTCAGGAATGCCGTGAAGACTCTTGGTTACACCAAGTGGACTGTCCAAGACATCCAAAACTTCTGGCTTGAATGCTATGAAATGTTCGAAGAACCTATTGCCCGTAATCCCCAGACGGATAAAGAGGAGAAGAACAAGACCAAGGCCATCGCTACACTTAGTAGCTGGACGCAAACCTTTGACCACGAGTCGAAGGAACTTGGCTCTAACAACGCTTGGCTTGCAGCTAACGCTGTAACTAAGTGGCTCCAGCATAAGCCGTACACTAGAGGAAGGGTTCGCTCCGCCGAATCATCCGCTGGTAACAAGCTTATCGGAGAGGCGGCTAAGAACTCGTCCAAGGTTATGAAGAGAGCTTTGGCACTGGTCTGATGTGTGAGCCGGGGGGCGTGTGAATCCAGCAGGTTTCGCTCCCCGGCAAACACTATCAAAGGAGGTAACATGACTGATCAAGAATTACGCAAAATGAGAAACGATCCTCACAATCCCGAGCGTCTGCTTGATAGGAAGCGGGATCCAAATAGAGACGGGTATGATCAAGACCCCAAGAGATGGAAGCCTACTGCTTGGAATGATACTGGAGCAGGTAAGGGCGACCAACAAAGGCAAAGCGATGTGCCTAAGGAAGTGTACGACTTGAACTGGGAATTATCTTTCGGTAAAATAACCAGAGAAGAACACCAACAGAAAATGAGGGAGCTTGGATATGAAGTGGGCTACCACGACTGAAGCTGAACGCAGTAGACGTAGAGATGCACAACTTGACTACGAGAATGACATGCTTCTATACAGCAGGTCCAAGTATTGGGACGATTACAACAGGGCTCCTGATGAAGGTATCCCTGAACAAGAACTATTAGATAGCTCTGTCCAAGAGTTAACAGAAGTATACCAAGAGTGGATAGATAACACTGTACAAAGCAAGAAGGTTCCCGGCTGGCTGCCTCCCTTGCTTGAACTTGGTGCTGCTAAGATGGCGGACATTACAATCAGAGCTTGCATGCGCTGTTGGTTCTCCAGTGGATTTTGGGGACACCAGTTAGAAGAAGAGATGCACACTGCTCCTCTTGCACAGAAGGTTGCTAACCTTATAGCACAGGACACTGTGGATATTATCTCTTACCAAAGAGCAAAGAGTAACTATCGAGATGATTGGATGAAGCAGTCTAAGTTTATCAAGAACTGGACAACCAAAAGATGTCGAGCATTCTCAAAAAAAGTTGGAGAAAATTTTCGACTAAGTGTTAAACAGAAACACGATTTCGGTCACAACATGCTAAGAATAGCTGACAGTAGTAATATAATATCTGTCACAACAAAGTCTGTAAAACGTGGTAACAGTTTAAGAAGATATTCTTTTGTAGACTTCCACCCTGATGTGTTGAAAGAACTGCATAAAAGACATGAGTTGTTACAGGCTAGCTCTATAGTTTACAGACCTATGATTGTACCGCCTGTGCTGCACACACTGACAGCAAGTGGGGGTTATATTAATCAGAAGATGCGCAAACCTGTGGTTCAAAGATACAAGTCTAACTTCTTCGGAGATGAGCCAAAAAATCAAAAGCATTCACAGCCGTCAGAGCTGGTGTTAAATGGTTTGAATGGCATGATGTTAACAGAGTGGAGTGTAAACGAGCCTGTCCTAGAGGTTATGACTAACATGTTCGAGAACAACACTGGTCTGGCTAACTTGCCCTACCATTCTTTCGAGGAGTTCATGTACAACGAGCCATACCCCGATGATGGCAGTAAAGTTGAGGTCGCTATCTGGTGTCAGAAAAGGCAGGAGGCTTGGTCTGAGTGGTATAAACAAGAGCAAGCTAGAGCTCGCATGCTAATTAGACTTAACCTAGCTAACGACATGAAGAAGTGGGAGTACTTTTACCAAGTGCTTACCCTAGACTTCAGAGGCAGGGCTTACACTACCTGTGAGCTGCTTAGTTGCCAGTCTTCTGACTTTGACAGGGGCCTTATTCAGTTTGCTAACGGGGTTCCCGTGGATGCAGAGGGCCGCAAGTGGCAGAAAATCAACATTGCTAATCTGTTTGACCAAGATAAACTATCGTTGGGGGATAGGATACGATGGACAGAAGAGAACGAGGAGATGCTGGCTAGGATTAATGAGGATCCTTATGCTAATAAAGAGTGGGTTGACGATTCTAAGAAGAAGAACAAGTCATTCCAAAGGCTTGCTGCTGTCTTTGATTACTTCAGAGAGGATGGCATGACCTTCGTGCCTGTCCAGATTGATGGGCAGTGCAATGGCAGCCAACACTGGTCAGCTATTATGAAAGATGTCAAAGTCGGAGAGATGGTAGGCATTGTTCCTAAAGATATACCTAGTGACCTCTACCAATTCGTTGCTGATACTGCAACAGATTACTGTGACTTCCACAAGGATGAGATACCTTGGTGTGGAAAGTTTCTTGATTATTGGGAAGGGCACATAGAACGTAAAGTTACCAAGAGAAGTACGATGTGCGATCCCTATGGTCTTACGTTCTATGGTATACAAAAGTATTTGAAAGTAGAGGGTCATTTAGATTGGGTAAAATCTGAAGAACAAGCTGGTGCTATTGTAGAACTTGCAAGAGCAATCAAAACATCAATGGATTCTTGTTTGTCAGAGCCTAACAGAGGCAAGGACTACCTAAAGGAAATAGTGAATGTAGCTAACGATCTTAATAAACATGTAGAGTATGTTACTCCGTCAGGTTTTAAGGTTGTACACTACTACAATGTAGTAAACACAAGAAGATCTGTAGCTAAACTGTTCGGTAACAAAGAACTAACTTTCTTTATTGCCAGTGATGATGTAAACAGAAGGGCCGCACTTCAGGCAATAGCTCCAAACTTTATACATAGTTTGGATGCGGCTCATATGTTTCTAACTTTAGATGAGTTGTTACGCAAAGGAGTGTATAACTTGTCTATGATACACGACTCTTATGGTTGCCATGCCAACTACGTAGGAACCATGAGAAATATATTACGTGAAAAGTTTGTAGAAATACATAGTGAGAATCAGCTTGAAAACTTTAAGGCGTGTGTGCAAAACCAGCTTGGTGTTGTGCTGCCAGAAGTACCTGACACTGGGGATCTAGATGTGTCTAAAGTATTAAAATCTGATTACTTCTTTGCATAAGGAGTTAGGTATGACTAGTTTATTTATAGATAGTGAAGGAGACATGGAGCATTGTATTGATTACTGTAAAATGTTGTCAACAATGCGAGGAAGAAAGCATTTGACGCTTGCATTTCCTTCAAAACGTATGTACAATATCTTCATGAGAAATCTCCACAGGGATTTGCTTACTGATAAGTCCGTCCCTGATAATGTAGACATCGATTGTGATATTATATTACCCTATTGGGAGCCAGACGATGAGTAGTGTATTAGTGGTGGGTGATTTACACCTGCCAGCAGAACGACAAGATTACTTAGACTTCTGCAAAGCAGCTAAAAGAAAATACAAAACAGATCAAGTGGTATTCATTGGTGACATTCTAGATCACCATGCTATATCCTTTCATCAAAAGAATCCTGACAGCGATGGCGCTGTTGAGGAATACGATAAGGCTATGAAGTCTCTGCGTGTTTGGAAGAAGGCATTCCCAGAGGCTCGAGTTTGTATCGGCAACCACGATGAAAGAGTACACCGACTTGCTGCGGCTAGCGGAATACCAGCAATGTATCTAAAAGATTACAAAGAGATTTACGAAACTCCCAACTGGGATTGGAAGTACGAGCACTGCATCGACGATGTGTACTACTACCACGGCACTGGAACCACCAGTGGAATATGCCCCGCCTTTAACACGGCCAAGGCTAGGCTACAAAGTTCTGTGTGTGGTCACATTCACTCGACTGCTGCAATAGTAAACATGACAGGCCCAAACGGAGAGAATCTTTTTGGAATGAATGTTCCTAATGGGGTTGACAAGGATCATCCCTTGATGTATTATGGTAGGAACTTTTTGAAAAAGCCAGTCAACGGAGTGGCTATTGTAAAAGATGGAAGACCTTACTTGGAGGTAATGTAATGGATGAAAAGATGGACGCCGCTACTGAAGTAGTGGACAACGAACCTGATAAGACTGAGCCGTATGTTTCGGTAGAGGAAGTCAGGAATTATTTGACTGAAATCAGCAAGGCGCTGATCAGTATTTCAGAAAACATTTCCATGTCAATCAAGAACATGGAAGAAAAGACTAGCGAAGGAGCTACAGATAATGGATAAGATGAAGCCATTTACTACAGGTACTCTCACTGTTCGGTGGGGACACCTGCACGCACCCGATACTAAGTTTGGCGAAGACGCTGCAAACCACAGTATCACTATTATTGTTGATGATGAACTTAGCAACCGACTCGAAGAGATGAAGGCAGAGGCAGGAGCTTCTAAGATCAATGGCCTTCGTGAAGACGAGGACGGAGTTACTCTGCTCAAGGCAAAGTCAAAGACCTTTGTCAAGAAGGGTGAGAAGATGTTCCCATGTCGGGACGCTGCTGCTCAGCCAACGCAGGCCACTCCGTTCGGAGGAGATAAGGTGCGGCTCCGGCTGTCGCCTGTCAAGCTCACCCGTGATGGGTCAATGAGCGTGTTCCTCAACGGTTGCCAGATCATTGAGAAGAATCAGGCGGACAGTGACACCGGAGGATTCGAGCCTACTGATGGCTTCGATGGCTCTGCATACACTGCACCAGAAGTTGACACGGCAGAAACTACTGCCGAGGAAATGCCGTTCTGATGCCCGAGTGGTCTTTCCCAATAAGCCCTGTTGCTGCAAGTAGGCCCCGCGTTTCGCGGCGTGGGGCCTACTTCACTGGGCCTTATAAAGAGTTTCGAAAGGATATGATTGAGATTGTTTATATCGTATTGGGAGATGAATTCGTTCCCTTCAGTGGTCCGCTTCGAGTTGACATAGAGTTCTATTGTAAGAGACCAAAGAAAACTAAACTGTCAGCGCCACGAGCAGACATAGATAACTACATCAAGGCAGCACTTGATTCGTTAAACACACACTTATGGGAAGATGACACGCAAATACAACAGATATATGCTGCCAAGCAATGGGCAGAACCGGGAGCGGAGGGTTACTTTACAGTTGGTGTTGACCAACTATAGGCCAGTAGCTCAGCGGTCAGAGCAAGCGGCTCATAATCGCTTGGTCCCCGGTTCGAATCCGGGCTGGCCTACTTGCTCCGATAGCTCAGGGGACAGAGCAACGGCCTTCTAAGCCGTGGGTCGTAGGTTCGAATCCTACTCGGAGTGCTTTGCCCTTGTGGCGGAACTGGCAGACGCGACAGACTTAAAATCTGTTTCCCGTTAGGGAGTATGGGTTCGAGTCCCATCGAGGGTATTAAAGGAGAACGTTATGTGTGAGTATCCTATTGTAAAAATTTGCTGGGAAGATGCCATCACTTCAACGGAAGCGAGTTGGACATCTGCATCAGAAGCTATGGAAGTAGCGACATCAGCGCTGCCTATTATGTGGACAGTTGGCTATGTGTTGCACAACAGTGAGGGGTGGATCTCTTTGACCGACAGCGTTGGCGAAGATGAGTTTGGTCAAGTGACTAAGATACCCAAGCAACTTATACTTTCAATCACAGCCTTGGAGGAAAATCATGTTGGATTTGAAAATGATCTTGACACTGCTGGCGGGATGTAGTATAATGACCGGATGTTCAATACTTCCGAAACCTACAACAACGCAACAGATCACAGACACCATTGGATCGGTAACAACACAGGGAGCAGGATGCTCTTCGATGTTGAGTTGGATCGGTGGCTTCTGCATACTAGCAGGAATGGCATTGCTTGTAATTACCCGAGGGACAATGGGCTGGCGCCCGTTGATAGGGGGCATTGCTTTTGTAATAGTTAACTTTGCTATAGCCTTGTATGCTAATTGGTTCTTTATTCCAGTTGCTGTTTGCACTGGAGCGATTAGCTTGGCGTGGGCAGGCAAGGTAGTGTGGAAGATTGTCAATGATGACAAGATAAAACTTAAGGAGTTTAAGTTATGAACTGGATGAGTGAAGCTCTTGGTACTACGTTTTATAGTATCGTAATCTTTATGGCTGGATCAATGATTGGCCCTCACATGTGGTGCTGGGCTAAGAGAAAGTGCCCGTTTTTCAACACTTGCGATAAGTGTTAAGGAGAGTAAATGTCAAAGGTAATTGAACGAGAACAGTGTCCTGCCTGCGCATCCCGTGGGCAGGACACTTCTCAAGACAATCTAGCAGTCTACAGTGATGGACATAAGTTTTGTTTCTCATGTAGCTATTATGATAGCGGAAAAGGACAGGTAAAGAAACCAATGAAAACCACAACAAACGAAATTGGATTCATGTCGGGCGATGCAAAGTCTCTCGACTCTCGCAGGATCAACGAAAAGACAGCGCGGATGTATGGATATCTGACGCATCTATCTAACGGTAAGCGAGTAGAGATTAGTAACTACTACGAAAACGGAACAGTGGTAGCACAGAAACTTCGTGGAGCTAACAAGTCTTTCCAGTGGAGAGGACGGTCAGAAAAGCCCACGTTGTTTGGACAACACCTATGGAAGAATAAAGGCGGCAAGAAGGTTGTAGTCACTGAAGGTGAGTACGATTGCATGACCGTATCCCAACTGCAAGACAACAAGTGGGCTTGTGTAAGCCTGCCCAATGGTGCTGCTGGCGCAGTCAAAGCAGTCAAGGATAACCTCGAGTTCCTTAATAGTTACGAAGAAGTCATTCTTATGTTTGACATGGACGAGCCGGGACAAGAAGCTGCTTCCGAGGTTGCAGAGCTACTGCCTCCGGGTCGGTGTAAGATTGCAAGTCTGCCTTACAAGGATGCCAATGAGTGTCTCCTTAACGGACAAGGCAAGGCTGTGATCCAAGCTATGTGGGAGGCTCGAAGGTATTCGCCTGACGAGATTGTTCACATCAGTGACATCGAAACTTCTCTTGAAGAAGAGGATACAAAGGTGTACCCGTTCCCGTTCGACACTATGTCAGAGTACCTACTGGGTCAACGAAGTGGAGAGATTACATTGTGGACTTCGGGTACTGGCTCAGGTAAGTCTACTATCTTACGGGAAATGATCTACGATCATCTAGTCCACGGCAGGTCTGTCGGTGCTATCATGCTCGAAGAATCTCCACAGGAGACTGTCGATGACATTATCTCCCTGATGGTAAACAAGCCAGTCAGAGCATTGCGTGCTAAGAAGATTATGAATGACCTCAGAATCAAGATGGGTAAGGATCCTATCTACATTGATGTCATTGATGACTTATCAGATGATGATTACGCTGACGCAAGAAGGCGACTAGAAGAGACATCTCTATACATCTACGATCACCTTGGCAACAACGGATTGCAGAACCTATGCGCTCGCATTGAGTTCATGGCAGTGTCGCTTGGTGTAGATGTGATTGTTCTTGACCACATTACTGCGGCTGCAACTGGATTGATGAACGCATCTAACGACTACGATGGTGGAAGCAACGAGCGACTGCTTATTGACAACATTATGAAAGAGCTACGTGCTCTGGTAAGCCGAACAGGTGTACGAATTGATGTCATCTCACAGCTAAAGAAGACACAGAAAGCCTACGAAGAGGGTGATCGCATTACCCTACAAGACTTGCGTGGCTCTGGTTCTCTGGCTTCTGTTCCTAACACAGTGATTGCACTGGAGCGAGACAGGCAGAACCCCGACCCTTACATCTCTAACTGTACAACAGTACGAGTACTGAAGAATCGGTTGACTGGTAAGGCTGGTATCTGCACATGCTTGTTCTACGATCACGCAAGTGGTAGAATGAAGGAAGCAGAGTGGGCTATTGATGATGATGGAAAGGTTCTTATTAACAGATAGGAGATACAAGAATGGAACTTGTATTTGACATAGAAGCTAACGGTCTCAACGAGGTCGTTATCAACTCAAACCCACAACCAGAAGTTGACAAGGTGTGGTGTCTGATTATAAAAGACATTAGCACTGGAAAGGTTCGCACCTTCAGGCAACACAACATTGCCAAGGGTGTGGACCTTCTCCGGTCAGCGTCTAAAATTATCGGGCACAATATTATTGCATATGATATTCCTGTGCTCGAAAGATTCTACGGACCTATTGATACACAACCTGTAGATACTTTGGTTGTATCAAGACTTATGTATCCTGACAGAAAGAACCATCCCTTTGGAGGTAACTCCTTAAAGGCTTGGGGTGAATACTTGGGATTGAATAAGATTGACTTTGGAGGGGGCTTCTTAGAGTTTACAGAAGAGATGTTAGAGTATTGTATTAGAGACGTAGATGTGTCTTGTGAGATATACAAGTACCAACAAAAGTTTATCGAAGAACATCCCAAGCTTATCTTTACCGAACACAGGGTGAGTGAGATCATCTCAAGGCAAACCGAAAACGGTATTGGCTTTGATCTTGAAGCTGCCTGTCGACTGGAGCAAGAGCTGCTCATGGAAAAGGCAGACATTAACGACACACTGTGCCGAGAGTTCAAGCCTATTGTTATTGAGCGATGGTCTGAGAAGACTGGCAAGAGACTTAAGGATAAGGTTGAGTATTTCAACCCCAACTCACGTCAGCAGATTGCTAGAAGATTGCACGACAAGTACGGGTGGGTAGCCCCTCTGACTGATAAAGGCAACCCCAAGGTTGACGAAGCAGTTCTTAAGAAGCTTAACTATCCTGAAGCAAAGATGTTGTCACGAAGCTTTGAGATTGAGAAGCTGCATGGCATGCTGTCTGACTGGATCACTAGAGCATCCATGTCTAGAGATGGTAGAGTTCATGGGTCTATCAACCCACAGGGTGCTGTCACTGGTAGGATGACTGCTAGTCAGCCTAACCTACAGCAGGTGTCAGGCAACCCCAAGGCTAGGGCTCTGTTCCAACCTAGAAGTGGCTGGGTTCAGGTAGGCATCGACGCTAGTGGTCTAGAAGCTAGGCTTCTTGCAAACCGAATGCACGAGTGGGATGGTGGTGAGTATGGAAACCTAGTAATCAACGGTGACATTCACACCTACAACCAAAAGCAAGCGGGTCTTGCAGAAAGAAACGATGCTAAGACATTCTTCTATGCTCTGATCTATGGTGCAGGCAATCAAAAGATTGGTAAGATTATAAACAAAGGAACGTCAGCTGGCGGTCAGCTTAAGAAAAAGTTCCTTGGTAACATGCCAGCACTAAAGAAACTTATTGACAAGTGTGCTTTCCAAGTAGCAAAGAAGAGCACAATCACATTGCTAGACCAAAGAGAAGTACCTTGCAGATCTGCACACTCAGCATTAAATGTACAGATCCAAGGTGATGGGGCTGTGATAATGAAGTATGCTCTGTGCTTCTTGAACAAAACGTTAGAAGATAATTACAAGGGACGCTATGAGTTCATGGCTACTGTTCACGACGAGTGGCAGATTGAATGCGACCCGGCTATCGCTGAAGATGTTGGCTTGGCTGGAGTGCAGTCGATAAAGAAAGCTGGTGAATATCTAGGATGCTACGTCCCTATGGATGGGGAATATAGAGTAGGACAAAACTGGGCAGATTGCCACTAGGAGATAACATGAATAAACTTGCTATTTATATTGCTGGTCCCATGCGGGGCTACCCAAGAAACAATCACGATGCGTTTGATAGAGCTGAAGAGATGCTAATCACTAAGAAAGTATGGAAGCCCATCAACCCAGCTAAGGTAGATCGAGACTTTGGTGTAGATCCTTCGGATGACATGACAAAGAAAGATCTTAGAGAAGCTCTGAGAAGAGATGCTAACTTAATCTTTGACGATTGTGAATGTATCTATATGCTTCGTGGTTGGGAAAAAAGTGATGGAGCTAAGATGGAGCATGCTATTGCAGTCGCTCTTGGATTAGGAATATGGTACGAATAAACTCAAATGTATATGTGTTATTCTTTAAAGAGATTACCCCAAGCTGGAACAATAAAAGTTTACACAGCTTGTTCCAAAGTTTGTGGAGATTTCTTGCTATATTCATACAAAACAGATACACAATCATCGAACACTGTGGTATAATGTTAGAATGCGACGATGGCATACGAGCTTTGTACCAAACTAGCAAGGGTGGCAAGAGTCGCTTTAGAGTTTGTAATGCGTTTCTAACAAAATACCCGCCCGACTGTATGATTTATGTAGGAAACGTAGACTTTGATCCTGATGGTCTTTATAGGTTTCCCTCTGTACGTTTTAATGTTTACTCTGGAATGTTGTGGTACTGGTTTACTAGATGGTTCTCTGATTGGAAGCCTAGAGAAAACTGTACCATGCAGTCCTCCAAGTTATTAAAGTTTTTAAATATACAATGCAGGGAACACGTTCTTCCTTACGACTTGTATAAGGAGTTAAAATCAAATGCACACGATAATGATTGCTGGGAAGGCTCAGGTTGGCAAGACTACCTTGGCAAATATAATTGCTGAAGAAGTATTTGCACAAGGTATGACTCCAGTTCTCCTTTCCTTTGCTGGTCCTATTAAGAAGGAAGCTAAAGAAAAGGGTTACGATAAGGAGACTCACCCCGAAAAGTATAGAGAGTACTGTCAAACAATGGGTAAGCAGATGAGAGAGATGGACTCTGACTACTGGGTAAATCTAATGGGCAGAGCTATTGAAAAAGAAATGGATAAAGAATTAGAATCTCTTGATGAAGGTAAGAAGTATTGGGAGCGTTGTGTTATAATCGACGACTGCCGATACCCAAACGAGATTGTATTAGGTCAAGATATAGATGCCACGCTTATCTTTCTTAGTTCTGGTGGCCGTCAACTTGAAAACCATGAGTGGCGTCAACACGAAAGCGAAGAGTTTGCTAATGAAGTTGAAAACTTCAAAGATGAGTACAATGAACTGTTTACCCACATCTTTCTAAACGACAAAGATATTGAAAGTCTTAGAGAAAAAGTTAAGAAGATGATTCCAGTGTGGTGCAAGATTTCTCTTGACGATGAGTGTCAGTGTGTGCGGTGTCGTTTAAAGAGAGAGGGCAAGAGCACTGAGATTGAGAGAGCGATGGAGCAGTTGATTGATCTGTTAGATTTACCTCCCTTTGAAGATTGGATGGACGAAGAAGATGAAGAAACCAAGTAACGCAACCTTAGATGGTGACATCATTGCTTGGAAGACAGCGTATGTTGCTGATGCTGAAGGGCCTTTAGCTATTGATAGTCTGCTTGGTAAACAAATAGCTAAGTGGACTCCAGATGGTGTGGACGAACCTGAGATTGCGGTGAGTTGTAATAAAAAAGATAACTTTAGGAAAGAAGTATACCCCGGATACAAAGAGAATCGCGCTTCACTATACAAACCTGACTGTTTGTTAGAGGTGTATGATCTTATGGAAGAAAGATACAACTGTATCTCAATGCCTAGGCTTGAGGCTGATGATATCATGGGTATCCGAGCATCTTCTGGTGACAGTATTGCTGTTACTATTGATAAGGATCTTAGAGGTGTGAGAGGTTGGCATTGGAATCCTGATAAAGAAAAGGATTCTATGCTTATATCTGAAGAAGAAGCAGAGCGATGGTTCTGCATACAATGGATGGCTGGTGACTCTACTGACGGAATCCCCGGACTGTGGAGGGTAGGTAGAAAGAAAGCTGAGAAGTTTTTAGATGAATGGGACTCTTCAGAGTGGCATAAAAACATTATAGAAATGTACGAAGAAGGCAAACATGTGCCTAAAAACAAGCATAATGTAGATGATATGAGCTTAGCTATGGCACGGTGTGTGCGTATACTTAGCCATGAAAATTATAATATAGATACCAATGAAATTGTACATTGGCTACCAAAAGTTGGTATATAAGAACAATTGGAGAAGACATGGATAACTTTCAAGAGTTTGTTGTGAGCAGAAGCTATTGTAGATGGCTTGATAATGAGGGAAGAAGAGAGACTTGGGGCGAGTGCGTTGACCGTTACTACGACTATTTCTCAGAACGTTTCCCGGTAGTATTGGAGCATGGGTTTGACGATATCCGTCAAGCTACCAAGGACTTAGAGGTATTCCCCTCTATGAGAGCCTTGATGACAGCTGGTCCTGCTGCTGAGGTAGATGATACCTGCCTGTATAACTGCTCGTATCTACCAATAAGCTCTATTAGATCGTTTTCAGATATTCTTTACATCCTTTGTTGCGGTACTGGCGTAGGGTTCTCTTGTGAATCCGGAGAAGTTTCTCAACTTCCTGTTGTGCCGCAGCTTGTAAGGGAAGAGAAGGTAGAAATTGTTGTGGAGGACTCCAGACGGGGTTGGGCTAACGCTTTGAATGACTTGATGTCATCTCTCTATAAGGGGTTCCATCCTACTTGGGAAACATCTCGAGTCAGGCCTAAGGGAGCTAGACTTAAGACGTTTGGTGGTAGGGCTTCTGGTCCTGAGCCTTTGGAAAGACTGTTTAAGTTTATTGTTAACTTATTCTACGAAGCTGAAGGCCGAAAGCTGACCCCTCTGGAGGTCCACGACATTGTATGTATGATCGGTGAGATCGTAATTGCTGGAGGAGTGAGGCGGTCAGCCTTGATATCCTTGTCAGATTTAAATGACAGAGAGATGGCTCACGCTAAAGCCGGAGCATGGTGGGAGGCCAGCGGCCATAGGTCACTGGCTAACAACTCTGCGGTGTATGAGTCCAAGCCATCTCTTGGTAGATTCCTTGAGGAGTGGTCATCATTGTATGACTCGCACTCGGGAGAAAGAGGAATCTGTAACCGGGAGGCAATGAATAAGATTGCTACTAAGGCTGGCCGTACTTCTAGCAACTGGGGAACTAATCCCTGTAGCGAAATCATTCTCAGACCTAAGCAGTTTTGTAACTTGACTGAGGTGGTTGTTCGACCCTATGATGACAAGGTAAGCTTGATGCGTAAGGTTAGAATGGCTACTATTCTTGGTACAATTCAATCAGCTTGCACTAAGTTTTCCTACTTAGATCCTGAGTGGAAGGCTAACTGCGAAGAAGAGAGGCTGCTTGGAGTTTCGTTTACGGGAATCTTTGACAGCAAGCTTATGTCTACATCTAACAAAGAACTGGAAGATGTTTTGGCAGAGCTTAAGAAGTGTGCTCACGAAACAAATGTTAAGTGGGCTGAGATTCTGGGCATCAGTCCCTCAAAGTCTATTACATGTTGTAAGCCATCAGGTACTACGTCGTGTGTTGCCGGAACATCTTCTGGTATTCACCCTAGGTATTCTGATTATTACATCAGACGGGTAAGAATTGACAAAGACAACCCGCTGTGTAGGTTTATGGAAGCTAACGGTATCCCTAGTGAGCCGTGCAACCAAAGGCCAGAGCACACTGTTATCTTTGCATTCCCAACCAAGTCTCCTACAGACTCAAAGACTTACAAGGAATATGATCCCATGTCTCATTTGGATCTTTGGTTGACTTATCAAAAGTATTGGTGCGATCACAAGCCCAGTGTTACTATCAACTATACCGATGCTACCTTCATGGACATTGGTCAGTGGGTTTACAACAACTGGGAGTGGGTGTCGGGTATTTCATTCCTGCCTCACACAGATCATGTTTATGAGCAAGCTCCGTTTGAAGCTATTACCGAAGAGGTATACTTAAGTCTTATAGATAACATGCCAAACAACTTGGATTGGTCAGAATTAAGTAACTATGAGAAAGAAGATACGACAACTAGTTCACATACACTGGCTTGCACTGGTGGATCTTGTGAGGTTGTGGATCTTGTAGGAGAAAACACATGAGTGATCAATTGCGAGGTATTTATTCGAGGCTTGAACGTTTTGGTTCTATGGTAACGCCTAATGAAACATTGATAGTCCTTAGGGATTTACACGATAGACTTAATAAGGTAGAAAAATCTAATGAAGAACTGGAAAAGCCTGCCAAAACTAGAAGAAGAACTAATAAAGTATCTGGAGGAGATGTTTCCTCCTCTTGAGTACAATGTTGATGAAGACATTGAAGAGTTTAAGAACAGAGTTATATTTAGATCTGGTCAAAGAGATCTAATTAAACGTTTAGAGTTGTTAAGAAAGCAACAGGAAAGGAGGTAGCCATGGGATTTGTCGCAGATGTAGTCGATGACGTGTTTGATACAGATATTGGCCCACAGAATAGACGTGATATTGCCGAGCGTGAAGCTAGGCAACGAGCTGCTGAGGCTGAGAGACAGCAGAGAGCTTATGAAGAAGCTCAAGCTCAAGAGCAAGCTGAGTTCATGGCTTACCAAGAAAGTCTAAACCAAAAGATGAGACAAGCTTCGTACTATGACTCTTCGATGGACAGAAAGAGAGCTCTTGTTAAGCAGAGAAAAGAAGAGGCAGCTAGACTTACTTCTGAAAAGCGTGGTGAAGAAGGTATGAATATATCCGCTATGGCCGAGCAAAGAGGAGGCACGGGTGGATTGCTTCGTGGTGAAAAGAAGAGAAGCTTAGCAACTAGAGAAGGTTTTCAAAAGTTTAAACCCAAGTCTACGGGTTTAACTTTAGCTCTTAGAGGAACAAGACAGGGTGGCCGTAACAGGCCCGTTTAAGGAGGTATACTATGGGATTTGGAGCACAAGCAGCAGCTCCGGTAGCACCGGATCCGTTTTCCCCAGCAGCGTTGCAGATGAGAAAAGACGAGTACAAGTTTCAAACGCAACAGGCTCGTATGGAACAAACTTTTCAAAGAGATTTAGCTAGGGAAGATCGGGAGTTTATGGAAAGTTTAGAAGAACGTAAGGCTTTGCGTAAAAGAAAAGAAGAAGAGGCACGCATCAAGGAGCTTCAAGATCAACAGGAAGAAAGTGTTGATGAAGCCTTTGCTCAGCAAGATGCTTTAGCAGCTGATCCAGAGCAGGCCTTTACTAACATGTTCTCTTCTTTAGCAAAGGGTTTAAGTTCTGGTTCGTATACTGAGTTTACTACATGAATATATCAGATAGATTTAATATACTTGATGGGCTTCGTACTCACAAGCTAGAAAGAAG